CTTCGCTATCTAAGTAGCTTTCGGTTTTGTTGAAAAATATATGATGTGCTTTCAGTACTTCTTCTACCATTTCTTCGATAAATGGCGATTTTTGCTCTGTATAAAGCTCTATATCAAGGTTTTTTATGCTATAATACATTTCATTGTCCGCCCCGAAATTATCGGTTTTCGGCACATAAAATATAACATATGGCAACTTTGGAGCTTCATTTTCGGCAAATTGATAATATGCGTATGGCAGACCAATTTCGCCTACCATATCATTGATTTGTTCAAATGTCATTCTTGTATTGCCTTTTTTATCAGGGATTCCAACAATTCAACGCCTGATTGTTCTGCTGTGGCAATATGCACACGTGCAGCAACTCTTCCACCGCCTTTTTTAGCGTGCCCTTTTTCCAGTAGATGCGCTATCTGATAGCGGTTTTTTGAATAAACAGTCATTTCCAATGCATGGCTGTTTTCCATCGTTTTCTTTGTTGCCCAACTCTTCTGATATCTGCCTGTCTGCTTTGGTGCACCTGATTTAATATCATTCTTGACCTGTGTTGAAACCTTTTTGACGGCTTTTTTCATGTCGTCTTCAACTAAATTGCCATAGTCTTTAAGACCTATGATTATTTCATCTGCCATTTTATCTATGGAAACACTTCTGTTTGACATTAAAATCATCGCCTTTCCTCAGACACCAAGCCGTTATTTTTATATAATCTTTTCGGTTGAAATCGTATTCAACGCTGTCGATATCAAAAATTGTACCTCTGAAAATAATTCTGTGACTGGTTGAAATAACATTGCGTGTTGCCTTGCTCTCACGTATATAAAACACAAGAGTCTGCTTATCCGAAGTAACCCCTGCACCTGTTTCTTCGCCCGATGAGTTCACTGTCACATACGACCAACAGCGGAAATATTCTTTCCATTCGTTTCTGTGATTTCCTACCTCATCAACGTGAACTATTGGCTTTTCAAGGACTATTCTTTGATTTAAATTTCCGATTTCCACGCTATAACACACCCTCTCGCAATGCAAACAACTGATGTCGTAACATTTCATTTAAATGATGATGGTCAGCTGTATTTCTGTTTTCATACAGATATGATACAGTGTATTTTATAGCTGTGTAGGTCACGTCTTTATTCTCTTCTAATTCTGTTTCGTTGATTCGCCCTGTGTCCATAACAAGGCGTTTTGCTGTATCAAAGAGTGAGAGGATAAGGTCGTCCTCATCCTCTCCATCCACTCTCAGATACGTTTTTAAATCTTCGAGTGTCAACATATTTTAGTACCTCTTATGATTTGTTCATCATGTTTGCATTCTGCAAATTTGCAAGCAGTTTATTGAAATCCTGTACGAGTTCTTTCACTGTCGTTGCGGTGCTGTTTGCCTGAAAATCAAGCTTATTGTTTGTGTTATCAAGTCCGATAACTTTTGCACCCTGTTCTATTTGCAGAGTACCGCCGATGACGAGCTTGTCGCCACCGTCTGTACTGTAATTTTTTGAGTTATACAATTAACTCACCTCTTACTTGATAGCAAGTGTCTTGACAGCTTCTGGTAAGATGAGCTTTCCGTCTACTCTTTCATAACCACGGAAGCCGACCTGTCCTGTCATTGCATAAAGTTCATTGAGTCTCTGGAATGTTCTGCCCTCACGGTCTGCAATCCAGTAGTAAGACATATCACCAAATGCAATGCAACGTGAACCGCTTTCGGCTGTTGGTGCGTATGCAGATGTGTAATATGGGCGGTTGAGAATTGTATCAGGTAAATCAGCTGAAACGGCTGGACTCCAGATATAATTTCCTGTTGAATCCTTGATTTTTCTGAGGAGTTTAACAGATGAATCGTTGAGAAGCCATACGCCTTTCTTTCTGTATGGTGTGTTTACAGAATAGAATAATTCGATAATATCATCAAATGTAATAGATGCACCTGATGTTGTTGCACCAAGTTCACCGCCGTTTGTTGTATCAAAAATACCTGTTGGGTTACCGTTACCATCACCAACGAAAAATGCTTCTTCTTCCTTTGCACCTACACGTCTTGCAAATTCCTTTGAAATATAGGCTTCGAGGTCAAATGCTGAGTCGTTGAGGAGTTCTTCGGAAATCTTGATTGCAGTGCCTACCTTGTATGCGTTGAGTGTTGTCTGTCCGAATTCATCATCGCTGAGCTTGTATGCTTCTTCTTCGTCTAACCAGTATGCCTGACCCTTTGATTTAACAATAGGAATCTTTCTGTCGCCTGATTCTGTCTTGATTGTTGTTGCAAGGCTTCTCATGATGTTTTCTTCTGTGAGTGCTTCAATGAGAGTTCTTTCAAATTCATCAGGTACTAAATAGCCACCCTCTGACTTTTCGCCAACTTCAAGGTCGTTTCTGATGTCACGGAAATTCTTGTTTCTGAGTGAATTCCAGAATGCTTCCTTGTATTCGTTTGATGATGTTGTAATCTTTTCACTCTTTCCCGGTGTGCCAAGAATTGGAGTGTTGATAGGTGCTTTAAGAGCGTTTTCAAACTGTGCGAGCTTCTGTTCTCTTTCAATTGACTTGTTAAGACCGTCAAGCTTGCTTTCCATTGCGTTGTATGTCTGATTATCATCATCAGATAATACGCCGTCTTTCTGTTTGCTGTCAAGGAATGTTCTCATGTCATTCCATGTTTTGTTTCTTTCTTCGATTAAATCTGTAAGTTTCATTTTTTAAGTCCTTTCTGTTAAATATTATGATATTTCTTCTTGTAAAGTTCATTTACAAGGTCTGAAACTTTTCTGCCTGTTTCCTCTGATTTTGTGTATTTATCAATGCATTTTTTTCTTGCACTGTTAACACCAAATGCCATGGATTTAACTGAATGTGTGCCTGTTGACTTCTTATTTTCAGTCGTTACAGGCTCTTTCGGCTCGGGTTCAACAGGTTCTGTCGGTTCTGTTGGCTGTGGCTGTGGATTTTTCTTTTCTGCGTACAGAATTGAATCTACAAATCCCAGTTCTAACGCTTTGTTTGCGTTCATCCATGTTTCGTCTTCCATCATCTGTGAAATTTCATCTCTTGCAAGACCTGTTTTCAGTTCATATGCGTTGATTATGCTGTTTTTCACCTCGTCAAGCATACGCTGTGTTTTTTCCATTTCTGCATGGTCACCATATGCCATTGTGGCAGGATTATGTATCATAATCATTCCTGTTGGTGCAATTGAAATTTCATCGCCTGCCATTGCTACAACAGATGCAGCTGATGCTGCTATGCCGTCAATTTTAACGGTAATTCTGCCGTTATGTTCTTTGAGCATTGTATAAATCTGCGATGCAGCAAAACATTCCCCACCGGGACTGTTAATCCAGACTGTAACATCTCCGGGGTGCTGTCTTAATTCCTCTTTGAATGCTGATGGTGTGATTTCATCTCCCCACCAACTTTCACTTGCTATAGCACCATCGAAAAATATTTCATTTTCATCTTCTTCACTGTTTTTTACTTTCCAGTTCCAGAATTTGTTCATACTGTTTCTTCTCCTTTCTCTGTTATTTTGTTATCATAGAACGCCCCTGCATCAACCAGTTTTGTAAACGAACCGTTTACTAAATACAGATTACCGCCCTCTTCATCAGGTATAGGGTTCATATCTTCCATTTCTCTGATGTCGTTTGCAGATAGCCAACCATTTTGTCGTGCTGTTGCATAGCCACTCATACGGCTTGCATAGTCGCCTCTGAGTAAACCGTCAACATTGAATTTGATAAAATATTCCTTTTTTTCTCTTTCGGTAAACAACGATTGCTGTAAACTCTGTTCCCATCTCACAAGCCATGGGTCAAGGGTATATTTAACGTGGCATGGTTTACACAGTGGTTGCCAGTTGTGCCAGTCCCAGAGCAATTCAGGACGGTTTCTATGCGGTGTGATATGGTCTACTACTGTGGCAGAAACAAGCTTGCCTTGCTGTTGACATCGCACGCAAAACGGATGTGTTGCCAGAAATTTTTTGCTTTCTCTCTGCCAACGTTTACCGTAACCACGTCTGCTCGGTGAGGGTCGTCTATTCTCGTGGTGAAGTGCTTTATGCTTTGCACAATACTTTTCTTTCGGGTC